CTAAACCGTTTATTTTTGAACCAAATGATGAATTAACTAGAAACGAAATTAAACAAGCAATTGAATCGTTCTTGTTAGAATTAGTTGGACAAAGAGGATTATACGACTTCTTAGTAGTTTGTGATGACACAAATAACACGCCTACTAGAATAGATAGAAATGAACTTTATGTAGATATAGCAATTGAGCCAGTTAAATCAGTTGAATTTATATACATACCGTTGAGAATCAAAAACACAGGAGAAATTGCAAAATTAGGGAACTAATTTTAGGTAAATAGGAGAAACACATGGCAATATCAACATTATCAAAATTTACAGTACCTTTAGCAAACGATCAAAGTAGTGCATCACAAGGCTTGTTAATGCCTAAACTACAATATCGTTTTAGAGCAATTCTAGAAAATTTTGGAGTATCAACACCAAGATCTGAATTAACAAAACAGATCATGGAAGTAGCAAGACCAAATTTATCTTTTGATCAAGTAACATTAGATGTTTACAACTCAAGAGTATATGTTGCTGGTAAACACACTTGGGAACCAATTACGATTACATTAAGAGATGACGTAAACAACTCTGTAACTAAACTAGTTGGTGAACAAATTCAGAAACAATTTGATTTCTTTGAACAAGCATCAGCGGCATCAGGTATTGATTACAAATTTACAGCAAGAATTGAAATGCTTGACGGTGGTAACGGTCAATCTGCACCAAATACATTAGAAACATTTGAACTATATGGTGCATATATTGAAAACGTGAACTACAATACGTTAGCATACAACACTTCAGAACCAGCTACAATCACAATGTCGGTAAGATACGACAACGCAATCCAAACACCGCAAGGTACAGGAATTGGAACAGCAGTGGCTAGAACTATTGGTACATTAAGTACTGGTGGTGGTCAATAATATTAAGTTGCATTTATAATACAGGAAAAGCGTCTTTATAGGCGCTTTTTTTGTGGCTATAAATAACTGTAAGTTATGGTTAAAATAAACAATTGGTTACAAGGATTTCAAAATAACCTTCCAGGCATGAAGGATTTCCGTCATGCGTCAAGACTATACATAGACGACAACTACAAATTAGTACCAAAACAGAAGTTTATGTTTCATGTTTATTTTGAGACTGATCAAACTGTTTCTGGTTTACCTTTATCACAAGAGGAACAATACCAACTTAATATGTTAGTTAAGTCATGCGAAATGCCAAGATTTGGTATGAACTTAGAAGAAAAAATTCAATACAATAAAAAAATGTATACAGCAACTCGTATACAATATGAACCAGTAAACATAACTTTCCACGACGACCATGCTGATACTGTAACTGCTTTTTGGCAAAAATATTATCAATATATGATAGCTGATTCAGTTTCAATGAGTTCTAATTATATTATTAATCAAACTAAAGATACCCAATATAATTCTAAAAATTTTTTTACAAACAAGTTTGGATTAGACACACCGGCACAAAGACAAAAACCATACTTAAAAAGAATTACAATTTTTTTATTACATAAACAAAGATTTACATCAATGACTTTAATAAATCCAATTATTGGATCATTTGCACATGATACTTTAGACAATGCAGACGGTACTGGAGTACTTGCAAACACTATGCAAGTTTATTATGAAACAGTATTATATGATTCAGGTACAGTAAACATTGGTAATATTCCTGGATTTGCAACAATAAATTATGACAAAGAACCGTCTCCTTTAACAGTATTTGGAAGAGGTTCACAAAGTATTTTTGGCCCTGGTGGAGTAGTTGATGGTGTAGGTTCTGTTATTAAAAACGTACAACAAGGAAATTGGTTAGGTGCAATATTGGGTGCATCAAACACTTATAACAATGCAAAAAAAATTAAAAAATCTGCGGCTAAAGAAGAATTAAAAGGATTAGCAAAAAAAGGAATACAGGAAATTGGCAAACAAGCAGGATCTATTACAAATCCTGTTGGAAACTTTGCCGTTGGTGCAGGAGCAGTAGCGGCTTTGGCTTTAGCAACTCCACGTGGCTTATCTGATAATAAATCAAAAACAAATGTGGCACAAATAACAACTCCTAAAATAGATACAAAAAACTTTTTAACAGCAGACGAAGGATATAAATTAGTAACCTCAGATGCATCTGTTAAAGATGAAATTGCGGCTGGATTATATTACAAAGATATTGGTTCAAGAAAAAATTTAACAGTTTCTCAATCTGATGTTGAATTTAGTGGTTCATCTGATTCTATTAAAAACGTTTATAGAAGTAAATCAATTACAGATGTTAGAAAATTAATAACTGACGGATATATAAGAATTAATAGAACTACGCAAGACGTAAGTATAGTAACAGAGAAGGCGGCATTATAATGGCAGATTTTTATACAAACTTACCACCAAAAACAAAAGACAATTTACAAAAATCAATTGATAAAGTAACTACAGAAAATTATCAAGAAGAACATCAATTCAACGTTGGAGAATATGATGCGACTGTGGCATTTTTTGTTAAAAGAGGATTTAAAAGAGAATCGGCTGAATCAACTGCTTATGTTCTTTTATCACAAGCTAAAGTTGATAACGTTTCTCCACAAGCAGTTATTGACAAATTAACCTATGCCTCTCCGGCCCAACTATCTGAATTAATAACAATAATTTTAAATGCAAATAGATATAAGTCCAGTAGACTAGGTGTACGACAAAATCTCACTACTAAGGAAACTGTGTCTAGAAATATTATAGACTAATGTTACCTAGATTCGCTAAAGGAAAATACGCTTTAAAAAACCAAGAAAAATATATTGGTTTAAAAACACCTACATACCGATCAAGTTGGGAACAAGCATTTATGAGATTATGTGATGAACATCCTAACGTGGCAAAATGGGCAAGTGAAAGTATAAAAATTCCTTACAGACATCCTTTTACAGGAAAATATACAGTCTACGTTCCAGATTTTTTTGTTGTTTATATTGATAAAAATGGCGGAAAACACGCAGAATTAATTGAAGTAAAACCTAAATCTCAAACTAATATTTTTGATGCTGGTAAAAGTCAAGGCAAGAAAAAACAAGCAGTAATTAATATGGCAAAGTGGGAGGCGGCTAATGCATATGCTAAACAAAACAGAATTAGATTTAGAGTATTATCAGAAGAACAATTATTTCACAATGGTGGACGTAAATAAAAAACAATGACTAAGAAATTAGAAGACATTTTAAATTTACCAAATGTTAAAGAAGCATTTAAACAAGTTGATGCTAAAGAAAAAGCCAAAGAAAGTAAAAATACTAATGGTGTTTCAAGCAAAAATTTAGATCCAATTACAGCAAAAAACTTAGAAAAAACTTATGCTGAATTTGATAAAATTGCGGCCGCTTTGCCACAAGTAAAAGGACTAGGAGAATTATCAGATTTAGAGCTAGATAAGTTAGCTGTAGAAGCCGAAGATTCTTATAAAAATTTAATGGACTTAGGAATGAACGTAGATTCACGTTATTCAGGACGTATATTTGAAGTTGCAAGTACTATGTTACGTAATGCCATAGATGCTAAAGGTTCTAAAATAGACAAAAAATTAAAAATGGTAGAGTTACAACTTAAGAAACTAAACATAGATAAAAAAGGCGGTAATGATGTAGATCCTGTAGAAGCAGACGGGCATATTATTGCTGATCGTAACGAATTAATGAAAAAACTGCTTAAAACAAATGACGCTAAAGCAGAAGATAATGACTAAATAGTACTAATATGAGCACGTTTAAAGAATATCTAATAGAATCAGCTAAATCATACGATTATAAAATCAAAATAGCGGGTGATATTGATAAAGATTTTGCAACAAAAATGGAAACAGCATTAGGCAAATTTGAAGTTGCTAAAATGTCAGCAGGAAAGAAAACTCCAATACAAAGTTTACCTTTAGATTTTCCGCAATTAAAAAACGAATCTGTAACTATCTTTGACGTAACAACAAATTATCCAGCATCAGTTAGAGTAATGAAAGAATATATTGCTGATTACATGAATATTTCTCCGGCTTGTGTTGTTGTAAGACTACCGGGTGAACCAACAGAAGAATATCAAGAAACTATTGCTAACGCAGGCAAATCAGAATACAAAAACAAACTATTAGATATCGAAATGTCAGATGCACCTAAAGTAAATGCAGAAGATTTTCATTCTACAAAAGCTAATATGAGTTTGTTAAAAGAATTATTAAAAAATCGAAAAGCAGAGCCACATAAAATAGAAGGTGGCAAAGCGGCCGACGACATTAAAGGTATAACAACTATAGAAGACGAAAAAGCAGATTCGCCTTTAACAAAATCAACTAATCCACATCCAGATCCAAAAAGGAAAAAGTAATCATGGATATGATTGACGTTATAAGAAGAGCAAAATTAGTAGCCGAAGGTGGTATGTCAGATATACATATTGGTGCACAAGAATTTGTTGGCAACTATGTAGACGATGATGGAAATTTAAAAGCGCCAAAAGATCAAGTTTTAAAAGCAATGAATATAGAAATGGCAAAAGCACCTTTTCCACAATCATATGAAATTGAAACAGCAATAAAAATGGTTGATGAAAAATTTGACGACAACGGTCAATCAGTAGATGAACCAGATGAAATGTCGGCAGGCAGTGAATTACCTGCTAGACCTGAAGCAGAAGAACCACAAACAACTGAACCAGCAATAAAAGAAGACGGTACACCTATAGGAACTAGAGCATTTTTTGATATGGGCGGTAAATTAGATATTGAATTTAGTATGGAACAAAAAGGCATGATGGCTGGTGTTTTAAATAGATTAGACCAAGATGCTTTATTAAAAGCAGTAGACACATATAAAGCACAAGAATTAGATCCAGATCAAGAAGATGATGGTGGTAGAGCTCAACACGCATACAAATTAGCAAGAGACCAAGGCGAGGTGGAAAGTAAAGAACTAAATACAGAAGCAATGAAAAAAGAAGACAAAAAACCAGTAAACGAAGCAATACAAATATCAACTGATTCTCCAGAAGAAGCAGGTATGATGATGCAAATTTTAAAATTAGCCGGTGTACAACAAGTAGATCAAGACATGATTAGTCAGGGCGAGCCAGAAGCGGAAGAAAATCCAGAACACGGTGAACCAGGTCATGTATGTGGTGCAGAAGATGACGCTGTTGGATCAAACGATATGGCTAAAATGAGAGACATGATTACTGCTCCAGATGAAGAAAAAGCAGAAGAAAATTTTGCAAATTCTGAAAAAGAAGCAGAAAGAGATTTACCAAAAACAATGGATACAGACACTTTAGTAAACGTTCATTCAGGTGGTTTAAACAAACAAAAACAACAAGTAAGAAAAGAATATCCAGGAGATAATCCACTTGCAGTAAAAGAAGATACAATTACTGAAGAAGAATTAGCAAACAGTTTTAGAACACAATACGAAGACTTTAAAAAGTCATATCAAGAAGCGGCAAAGCCAGACTTCTTAGATATGGACAAAGACGGCAATAAAAAAGAACCAATGAAAAAAGCCGTTAAAGACAAAGAAGCAAAATAAGTTAGTTTTCCTACCATACTTTTTACATTAAATACTACACTATGGCGTATGTATCATTAGATAGCGAACAAGTTAAACGTGCAAATAAAAAGCACAAATATTCTAAAGAACAAGTTTTACAACTTGAAAAATGTATGGATCCTAAAACTGGACCGTTGTTTTTTATGGAAACGTTTATGAAAATACAACATCCAACGAAAGGTGAAATGCCTTTTCAACCTTTTTCATACCAAAAAAGATTAATTGAAGCATACAACTCACACAGGTTTTCAATATCAATGTTGCCAAGACAAACAGGTAAAACAACCTGTGCATCAGGATACCTAATATGGTATGCTATGTTTCATCCAGATTCATCAATACTAATTGCGGCACACAAATACGCAGGTGCATCAGACATTATGTCAAGGGTGCGTTATGCTTATGAAATGTTACCTAGTTGGATTAAAGCAGGTGTAACACAATACAATAGAAATTCTATAGAATTTGATAACGGTTCCAAAATAATGGCAACTACAACAACTGAAAATACTGGACGGGGTATGTCCTTAACAATGATATATTGTGATGAGTTCGCGTTCGTTCAACCACCAGATAAAGCAAAAGAGTTTTGGACATCACTATCTCCTACTTTATCAACAGGAGGTAAATGTTTAATTACGTCCACTCCAAACAGTGACGAAGACCAATTTGCGTTAATTTGGAAAGAAGCTAATAAAAGATTTGATGAATATGGCAATGACAAAATTGTAGGTACAAATGGCTTTTATGCCATGAAAGCTCACTGGAGCGAACACCCAGATAGAAACGAAGAATGGGCAGAAACTGAAAGAGCAAGAATCGGCGAAGAAAGATTTAGACGAGAACACGAATGTGAATTCTTAATTTTTGACGAAACATTAATATCAAGTTTAACACTAGCAGATATGGAAGGTGTTGCACCTGTAGAAAATACTGGACAAGTACGTTGGTTTAAACGTCCAACTCCAGGAAATACATATATGGTTTCTTTAGATCCAAGCATGGGTACAGGAGGAGACTTTGCGGCTATACAAGTTTTTGAACTACCAACTTTTGAACAAGTAGGTGAATGGCAACACAATATGACTCCAATGAATCAACAAGTTAAAATATTACAAGGAATCAACAAACATATTCACGACACAATTATAGAAAGAGATCCACAGGCAACTCCTCAAATATTTTATTCTATGGAAAATAATACAATCGGTGAAGCGGCATTAATGAGAGTTATGGACATTGGTGAAGAAAATATTATGGGTATGTTTTTATCAGAACCAATAAGAAAAGGACATAGACGTAAATTTAGAAGAGGATTTAATACTACTGCTAAATTTAAAATTGACGCTTGTACTAAATTTAAAGAATTAGTTGAAAGCGGAAAAATGAAAATAAATTCTAAACTTTTAATAAGTGAATTAAAAGACTTTGTTGCAACTGGTTTAAGTTATAAAGCAAAACCAGGACAGCACGATGACCTTGTTATGTCTTGTTTGTTAATGACACGTATGATGAAAGTTTTAGCAGACTTTGATCCTAAAATATTTGAAAGATGGACAGATAGAAGCTCAGAATTAACAACTCCTATGCCTATATTTGGATCCTTTTACGGATAATGGCTTGCGGTTGTGGAAGATCACCAACAGGAGTATGTATTGGTTGGCATAGGTTAACCGAAGAGGAATACTTAGAAAAAAAGAAAAAGTATGAAGAACTCACTGAGGAAGAAAAGAAAACTGTATTTCATGCCAGAGCAGTGGACGGGTTAGGAGAATAAATACACTATATGAACCCAAAAACGTCTACAGACTTGTTTAATAAGATAAGATCGCAATTTAGCAATATACGAATAGGTGACGAAAACGGAGCCGCAACTGCTGACCCGGGTATGGCTACATTTTTTGAATTTGAATTTAAAGAGGATTCTGATACATTTGGATCAGTTAGTATATCAATTGCAGAAGACGGGATTATGAAGGTATTTTACAACCGTAATTTAGTAGATAAAATAGACGAAGATAGCAAGGACGAATGGTATGCATTTTTAAAAGAATTAAAAGACTTTGCAATAGAGCATCAATTAAGGTTTGATGTGCGTGATATTACTAAAACAGCTCTATCGAAGCAGGATTATCAAAATCTTGCAGATACGAACAAAACGGTAAATACTGATGAGATGTCAGAAGAACTAAACAGAATTACAAAATTAGCAGGTGTTGAAGTTAAAGAAGGACTTACAGGCACAGCAAAACGTTCATACGAAAACCTAGATAAAACAAGATTAATAATTAGACACTCAGGCAAAGTTGACGAAACAGTACCGGGTGCAAGATCAAGAAGAATTGAATCATTATACATTGAAAACGAAGACGGTGAACGATTCAAATATCCATTAACACACCTAGCAGGTGCAAGAGCAATGATGAGACACGTTGCTAACGGTGGTAGACCACATGATGAATTTGGACAACATATTGTTTCTACTTCAGAAGATATTGCAAAATTAAATTCATTTTCTAGATATGTTTCACACAAAGATCAATTAAATGATACTGCTGGTGATATTATTGAAAAAACAAAATTAAAATTAGAAAATTTACGAGAATATGTAAAAAATTTAGCAAAGCAATCTCATTATGAAGCGGCATCAAAAGATTTTAAAACAGGTGATGATATTGTTGTTGATGACGAAACAATTAATGCACTAAAAGATAAATTTACATTAAGAAATTTAGACAACAGAGTTGAAGATGCATTACCACTTATACATAAAGTAATGCAAGAAATTGAAGCATCTAAAGAAAAAGAAGAACAAGTAAACGAATTAGATGACGCAACTCCAGAACCTCTCACACCTGACGAACGTATTTCACCAAAAATTAAAAGCCAAGGTATGAGAGATTTTTTAGATGTAATCATAGACAAATGGGAGCCAAACGTACATGATCAGATGGAAGATTCTTTTGCAATATTACACAAATACAACTCAATGACCGGTAACAAATTGAGTGATGAGCAAATGGATAAGTTAACCGACTTGATGGGAAAGGGCCCGAACTATGATGATGTTGAATTTGAAAAAGATTTGACAAAAGCAGGTGTCGACTTAGAAAAATTAGGACAAGTGGCCAAGCAGTATAAGGACGATCCATATGAATCAGAGGAAGGTGAAAAAATAAACGAATTAGACCCAGGTGAAGAACCAATAGATGCACCTGTTGAACCACCAGTAGATCACGGTGCTATTGTAACATCATTTTTAACAGATCCAAAAAGCAAATTAGTACTTAGAAAAGACGATACAGCAGATAAAATGTTATCAGTAACAAAATTTAAAGACAAGAACACAATGTTAGGTTCAATACTTTCAGATATAGCATCTAGAATGCTTACAAAAACAGGTGAAGAAGACAGAGTGGCAAACTTTGCTTCTAGAATAGCAGATAATTTAGAACAAGAAGGAACTACTATGTTTAAACCTGATGCGGATTATGCCAAAAATAAAAAAATTGCAATACAATTAGCAAAAAGATATATTGACGATTACAAAAAAATTAAAAATGATCCTGAATACGCAAAAGAAGTTAGAATGGATCCAGAAGAATATAATCCTAAAAAACATCCTAAATTAGATAAAAGAGCTAGAGGTGAAGCGGCTGAATTTGTAGAATGGGCAGACGAAGTAACAAACGAATATGCTAGAGATAACTATGAATCATGGTTAGCAAAAAGAGGGGTTGATGTTAATGATCTTTCTGCAGATGAACATTATAAATTATCTCAACAATTTAAAATGGATCAAAAAAAACAAATTGCTGACTTACACGCAAAAAAGAAACCAGGTGAACCAATAAAGTATACACCGTCTACTGCTACTGAGCCTGCTAGATTTGAAGATTTAACATTTGAAGATATTAAGCCTTATGTTTCAATGTATAAAGGCGATGACGGAAAAACAGTTTATGATGTTTTAGATAAAAATAGCCAATCAGCATTTAAAACTGATAATGCAAAAGCGGCAATGGAATATTTAAAACAAAATTTTAACATATTATCAAAAGAAATTACTAAAGAATCTTTAAACGAAGAAAGATCAAAAATAGTAGCGGCTATCAAAGCCAAAGCAGACAACGATAATGCACAAAATATTGCAGGCGTTGAAGAAGAAATTTCAAGAATTACTCAATTAGCAAACTACTAATCATTATATTACCATATTTTGGTAAATAGGTACATGAACGTACTTTTTGACAAAAAAATATTTCCAATGGTGTGTTTTATAGTGTTTTTAATCTTTATAGGCACCATGATGAACCTTTGGTGGTTCTAAAAAACCAAAAATAATAGTAGACTTTTAATAAATATAGTAGTATATTATACGTAATGTTTAATATACATTTAGGCAGAAACATAGGCAAATAAGGAGGCTTACATTATGGCTACATTGGCTGAAATAAGGGCGAAACTAAAATCTCAAGAAGTGAATCGCTCCACTTCATCAACAGGCGGAGACAACGCCATATATCCACACTGGAATATATCAGAAGGCTCAGAAGCAGTATTAAGATTTTTACCTGATAAAGATACTAATAATACATTTTTCTGGACTGAAAGAAATATGATCAAATTACCTTTCGCAGGTGTTAAAGGTCAAACTGATTCTAGACCAGTAACTGTACAAGTACCTTGTATGGAGATGTATGGAAAGACTTGTCCGGTCTTAACTGAGGTAAGACCTTGGTTTAAAGACAAATCAATGGAGGATATGGGTAGAAAATATTGGAAAAAGAAAAGTTATATTTTCCAAGGTTTTGTAGTTCAAAATCCATTAAACGAAGACACAACACCAGAAAATCCAATTAGAAGATTTATAATTGGACCACAAATTTTTAATATTATTAGATCTGCGTTGCTTGATCCAGAAATGGAAGAGTTACCAACTGATTTTGTTAGGGGTGTTGACTTTAGAATAACAAAAACCACTAAAGGTGGCTATGCTGATTATTCAACATCAAAATGGTCAAGAAGAGAACGTGCTTTAGACGAAGCGGAAAGAGCCGCAATGGAAAAACACGGGTTACATAACTTAGGTGACTTTAGACCAAAAGAACCATCAGAAGCAGAAGTAAAAATAATTAAAGAATTATTTGAAAAATCTGTTGATGGTGAAGCATATGATCTTGAAAAATATGGGCAATACTTTAGACCTGCAGGCTTAGGTGCTCAGGTATCTATACCAAAAGCAAGTAGACCTGCTCCAGTGGAAAAAACTGCGGATCCGGTAAATGCTGAAGTAAAAGAGGCCACTCCGGCACCACAACCAACGGCACAACCTAGCGGTGATAGTGCCAAAAGAGCAGAAGATATTTTAAAGTTAATTAGATCAAGACAACAAAAATAGTTCTGACATTTTACCAAGGCCTTAATTGTTGACAGTTGAGGCCTTGTGTATTATAATAAGGAGAATATGAAAAACGAAATAAAAAAAATAATCGACTGGATATTATACAAGCAAATACCTGCTTGGGTATTAATTGCTGTAATAATCCTTTGGATTTTAATATAGAAAAATTATGACAAAACCATTTGATGTAACGAAATTTCGTAAGAGTATTACGAAGTCAATTTCGGGATTAGGTATTGGATTTAACGATCCTACCGACTGGATAAGCACAGGAAACTATGCTTTAAATTATTTAATAAGTGGAGACTTTAATAGAGGTATTCCATTAGGCAAGGTTACAGTACTTGCAGGAGAGTCTGGTTCGGGTAAAAGTTTTATAGCATCGGGCAACATTGTTAAAGAAGCACAAAAACAAGGTATCTATGTAATATTAATTGATACTGAAAATGCATTAGATCAATCATGGCTAGAAGCACTTGGTGTAGATACTGACGAAAAGAAACTATTAAGATTAAGTTTATCCATGGTAGATGATGTAGCAAAAACAGTTTCAGATTTTATGAAAGGCTACAAAGACGAACACGCAGATGATAAAGAAAACGCACCTAAAGTACTAATTGTAATTGATAGTTTAGGTATGTTACTAACACCAACTGATGTTAAACAATTTGAAGACGGTGAAATGAAGGGTGACTTAGGTAGAAAACCTAAAGCCTTAACAGCACTAGTTAGAAACTGTGTTAATATGTTTGGTAGTTGGAATGTAGGACTTATAGCAACCAATCACACATACGCATCACAAGATATGTTTGATCCTGATGATAAAATATCGGGTGGTCAAGGTTTCATTTATGCAAGTTCAATTGTAATTGCAATGAAGAAATTAAAACTTAAAGAAGACGAAAAAGGGAATAAAGTTACAGATATAAGAGGTATTAGAGCGGCTTGTAAAGTTATGAAAACTAGATTTGCTAAACCTTTTGAGTCTGTACAAGTTAAAATTCCATACGAAACAGGAATGGACCCACATAGCGGACTAGTAGATTTATTTGAGAAAAAAGGTATATTAGTACAAACTGGAAATAGATTAAAGTACGTCGATAGCAAAGGAAAAGAACATATCGAGTTCAGAAAAGCCTGGGTTGGAACCAAATTGGATATGCTTATGGAAGATTTTGATAAATTATCTACAGCATCATCACAAGATGAGCCAACTAAGGCAAATTAATGGTAGAAATGACACACGAAGATATCGAACGTATATGGGACTCGGTTGTACACTTTATTCCAGATAAACAAAAATTAGATGCCGCAGTAGATTTTGTAAAAACTCTTGAAAGTATGGGAGTTGAAGAAGACGAAATTAAAGCAATTGGTGAATATGAACCAAAGCTAGAAGAAGCGGTTAATACAGTTTTTGTGGATAAAGACGACGAAGATGATTATGACGATAGATTTGAAGACGAATAATTGGTATAGCGAAGTATCTAGAAGTTTAGATAAGATACCGGATTGTATAAAATATTTTGAAACTGAATTGCAAAATGCAAAAAAGGAAGTAAAAATATTTGGTAATCTCGAAAAAGCATCAGCATCATTACCCGGTATTGTTGAACATAGATTTAGTCAATTACAACAGATTGAAGCAATATTAGAATACCTAAACATTGAATTGCGTAGAGAAAGATCAAAACAATTTAGAAAATATTTAGAAAATTACAACAGAGCATTGTCCAGCAGAGATGCAGAGAAGTATGTTGATGGTGAACAAGATGTGGTAGACATGGACAAAATTATAAATGAGTTTGCATTATTAAGAAATCAATGGTTAGGCATTACCAAAGGACTAGACCAAAAGCAATGGCAGATAACAAACATTGTTAAACTGCGAGTAGCGGGTATGGAAGATGCCACGATCAAATAGAATTATTCTCACAGACGTAGACGGTGTATTGTTAGAATGGGAATACCATTTTACCCAATGGATGCTCCAACGATCATATTATAATGACAAGGGACAAAAAGTTTATCCTTACACTTTACTTCCTGACAAACAAAACACATACGAAATGGCTGAAAGATTTGGATTAACAATTCCCGAAATAAGAAAAGAAATACGTGAATTTAATAAAAGTGCTTGGATGGCAACACAACCACCCATGCCTGGCTCACAAACTTGGGTAAAATTATTACACGCAGAAGGTTGGACATTTATTCCTATTACTGCACAAACATCTGATATTCCAGCACAAGAAATACGTAAAAGAAGACTAGAAGAATTGTTTGGTGATATTTTTTACAACTATCATATTCTTGATACAGGTGCAGATAAAGATGATGTATTAGCAGAATTTCATGGTACAAAGTTATATTGGATTGAAGACAAACCAAAAAATGCACAAATAGGATTAAACTTTGGCTTAAAAGTATTATTATATGATCATCCATATAATCAAGATTTTAACCACCCTGAAATTACCAGAGTAAATAATTGGGAAGAGATACACAAAATTATAGCAAGATGAAAATATACGTAGGCCACGATAGTAGAGAAGACATAGCATATCAAGTATGTGAACACAGTATTAAACGTAGAGATCCGTCTGCAGAAGTTATTCCGTTAAAACAAAAACAAATGCGAGATCAAGGTTTATATACTAGACCTGTTGATAAACTTGCTTCAACTGAATTTACTTTTACTAGATTTTTTGTTCCTTACCTAAACGATTTTAAAGGTTGGGCAGTGTTTTGTGATTGCGATTTTGTTTGGCGTATTCCGTCACACGAATTAATAAAGTATTGTGATTCATCTAAGGCTGTTATGTGTGTACAACACGATTACAAACCAAAAGAAGGAACTAAAATGGATGGACAAGTACAAACAGTTTATCCAAGAAAAAACTGGAGTAGTATGGTTTTATGGAACTGCGAACATCCAAAAAATAAAATTTTAACTCCTGATTTACTAAACTCAGAAACGGCAAAATTCTTACATAGATTTACATGGTTGGAAGATAATGAAATAGGATCTTTGCCACACGAATACAATTGGTTAGTTGGTTGGTATAAAGAACCACAAGATGGCAAACCTAAAATATTGCATTACACATCAGGTGGTCCGTGGTTTGATGGATACCGTGATTGTGAATATGGTGACGTGTGGAAAAAAGAACTTATTAATTTATTTTCATCATAATGTATTGGAAAAACTTAAAAAAAAGATACCACTATTTTAAACAACCTGTTGAGTATATACACGCAACAGCAATTTATCCACTCAAAGATTACGATAAACTTTATGAAAACCAAAATAACCTTACTCATAAAGTTTGGCAAGATTTCAAAACTAAATGGAAAATTGATTTTGAAATGAAAAAGGATCTTAAAGATATTGATACAAATAAAGATATTATTGCATTATGGTTTTTTAAAGATCGTGGTGACAAATTTAAAGGAACTGATATTGAGCTTGATGGCAAAATAATTGCATATACGGCAAATACATTTTTTATTACACCTGGTCAAAATAAGTTTAAAATTAATAAACGAAAAAAATGGACTTTTAATCGTCCAGCATTACAACTAGATTTAAATATAGAGCAATGGAAAGATTTATTAGCGAGTGTTTAACAACCAAAGTTGATCTTAACCCCTGGCCACATCAAATAATTCAAGATACTTTTAGTATTGAAACATTTACAAAATTACGAAAACAATGTGAAGAAAAATTAAATTTTGAAACTAAAGAACTATTACATATATTTCCTAATGATTTTAAAAAATGGGGTATAGATTTTTATGACGAAACATTAGATATTTGTAAAAAATTATTACAAAATGCCGAAATTCTTTGTGGGAGATACCCAAAGTATAGATGGTATCCTAATTTAGGTGTTAATGCACATATATCTATTACTCCACCATTGCCATATAAATTTTATATACACCAAGAAGGCATAGAAAAAATATGGAGCAGTGTTACTTACATCACTCCAGAAAATAATGTTGGGACTAAAATGTATTCAACACAAAACGAAAATGCACTAGTTAAAGAAGCAAAATGGAATCCTAATAGTACATTTATTTTTTGTGGACAAGAAAATAAAACTTGGCATTCATACGAAAGTAATCAAAATACTAATCGAATTACATTTAATCTTTTTATAATGAAGTGGCGTAAAAAATGTTTTTATCCTGCCCAATAAAGTTTATCTACTTCTGTTTTAATATTATCTTTTGGTATAACTTGATTGTTTATAAATCCTAATTGTTTCATATAATCATCTATTTTCTTTTCTTCATCTAATTTAACTTCTAACATTATATATTTTGCTCTTTTAAATATTTCTGGTGATCCTTGCATTATAATCAATTCAGCACCTTGCACATCTTGTTTAATTAGATCATAAGTTGCATCTTTACCCACTACTGACTCTAAAGTTTCCATTTGTCTTTTATCTTCATACTCAGTTTTATTGAATAAACTTGCTCCTTTAGTATACCCTACTTTATTATGATATATTATACAATCTCTATTACTGTCTCCTAATACAGAAATATAAACTTTGTCAGCACATTTTTTTAATTCATATTCGTGTTTTGGTCCGGCCTCAATGCAAGTATAATGTGCGTCTGGCCAAATGTGTTTTAATCGTCTAGTAAAAAACCCATTCCAGGCACCTATATCTAAAACAGTAGTTGGGTTAAAATTTCTTGCTTCTTTTAATTCTTCTATTATAAATTTATACAACGGATCAAACACATTTTTATAAACAAGCCTTAATCCATTTTTATATTTGAATCTTTTTTTATTAAAATTATCGCCCTGATCCATTTTTTATAACTTTTTCTAATTCATTAATATCTGCTTTTAAATGTCTTTTTCTGACTTTAGTCCATACTGCATCATCACGTTTTATAATATTCATATTAGATCTAACCCTGTTTGCAGTATCGTCAAATAACTTTTTTGCTTTAAAAACAACTGTAGGCAAGTATAAACACCTATTAATTTTTCTAGCAACTTTTTGTGTATAAGTGTCAACGTAAAAATGCCAAAAAAATGGAGGTGCAAGATATCCTAAAGTATTAATCCAATTTTTATGTACTGCAAAATGTGCCGCAGGTAACGGTTCATCAGGCCATAAAGTAGGCTCTTCTATCTCAAATTTTAATGTTCCTTTTTCTCTTCCATCACTAGGAACAACCATTAAAATTTTATCTTCATACTTGCTAAATTCTTTTTTTATTTTTTCATCCCAGTCTTGTGTTTGTACACGAACGTCATCTCCCATTAACATTACAATATCATGTCTGGCTCTGTCTGCTAACTGGTTCCAACTGTAACAAGTTGATTGATTTGGCCCAACTGTATAATGTTTTTCATCTAATAAGTCTTTATATTCTTCTAATTTTTCATCATCGTCATTAAGGTAAAATAAAAATTCTGTATTGTGTTTTTGTGTTGCTGTTGCAGTATCAACTAATCTTTTTGCTAGTTTGGGTCTGCCTCTTGATGGAATACAAAACGAAATCATATTAATTTATTTTTCCAAGTTTCTGGAGTATGTTCATTTATTATTTCTAAAGGTAAGTGATACTGAAACTTTTTTGTACCTCTTGTTCTTATATAATCAGCAGTCTTTTTTACTGCTTGTCTCATATTAGTAGATGTGTTATAACCTAATAACTTACGTGCTTTGTCTGACGAACACGTTGCTAGTTTAACTTCTTTAGGTCTGTCTTTGTGATGTATTGGATCTAAATTAACTCCTGTTTCGTTTGCACAGGCTTCAGCAAGTTTATTAATAGTAACAGGTTCTTCATCTGGGCCAATGTTTACTACTTCGCCAACTACATTATCCTGAAAAGCAAGTGCGTTTAAACAATATAAACAATCATCTATATAACTAAAACATCTTTTTTGTTCACCATCTCCATATATAATTGGTTGCTTACCTTGTAACATTCTGTTTAACATAATTGACATTACGTTTCTAAATGGATCATCATACTTTTGTCTCGGGCCAACTATGTTGTGTGGTACAGCAATAACATACTCTACTCCGTGTGTGTCACATAAATTTTTTAATACTTCTTCTCCGGCTTTTTTTGCAATACCATAAGGATCTTGTGGACGACACTCGTAAGTTTCTTTATATGGTACTTCGTCGTGATGTCCATATCTTGCCATGCTTGAACAATACACAATACGTTTTACTTTGTTTCTTATTGCCGCTGTAATTGTTGTAACTGATGCTTCAAAAATATT